GGCTCAGGAACGGATGAGCCGTAGGGAATTTCTGGTTTGGCTCAAGTACCGTGAGAAGTACGGACCGCTCAATATCATGATGCGTACCGAGTGGGGGGCTTCGCTGGTGGCTTCTGTCCTTGCGAACATCAATAAGGCAAAGAACACGCCGCCGTTCAAGGTAAGTGACTTTGCACCGCATATCAACGAAGCGCCATTATCTCTGGAAGAGGCCATGAAATCCTGGGACTAATTATTGTTTTTGCCTTTAAAAAAATCCTGCTACCCTTTTGGTAACTATTATCACGAGGGAATGATATGAAGAGTTCAGGGCAGTTGTTATCGCTGGCAGGTATAATTCTCGCGGTGTACTCATTGTTCTTTATGGATGTGAGTGTTGAGGTTGGCGATGGTACAAGAGTTAATAATATTGGGCTAATGGCTCAACAGCAAAACTATTTATTAGTTGCGGTTGTTCTTTTTCTTGCTGGTATCTTTATTTCATTCTCAGGGAGAAAGAAGTCATTACAAGAGGTAGATTTCACTAAAATAGAATCTTTCTCATCAGATGACTTTGTTTCTTTGAAAGATGGTGAACCATGTCTTAATATCTTGGCTGTAGACAATCTTGCAATGATGTTTTTAAAAAAACATGGTTCAAGTAGTGTTAATGATATCCTTTTTATGAATATGCCTTTAATCGATAGGTTAGAACAAGGTCTCCCTGAACCACTAAGGAAAGATTTTAAATCTACCCTTAAAAGGAGGTTAAAGGACAATTGTTAAAATAACGCCCGCTAAAAGCGGGCTTTTTTTCACTTGGAGAATTTATGGCTGGCAAGTCACTGGGAACTCTGACTATCGACTTGGTTGCAAAAGTTGGTGGATTTGTTTCAGGGATGGATAAAGCTGAGCGTGCATCAGCCAAGTGGAGCAAGCAGGTACAAGATGATGTGGCAAAATCCAGTGCTGCACTAGCAGGTATAGGGGCAGCAGCTATTGCAGCTGGGCTGGCTGTTGGTGCATCCGGATTTCAATTACTGAAATCCACATCCAGGCAAATAGCAGAAACTGACCGCTGGGCTAAATCATTACAATTATCTACCCAGGAACTTCTTGCTTGGCAGTTTGCAGCTGAAAAGGCTGGTGTCTCCGGTGACCAAATGGCTGATATCTTCAAGGATATTGGTGATAAGATTGGTGACGCGGTATTAAATAAATCAGGTGAAGCTGTTGATGCGCTCAACGCTCTTGGATTATCTGCGGAAAAACTATCAAAAGTCAGTCCAGATAAACAATTGCTCGCTATCGGTGAATCTTTGGAGAAAATTAGTACTAATGCCGAGAAGACCACCATTCTTGAAAGTTTGGGTAACGACCTTTCAAAATTACTTCCTTTGTTTGATAACAACAACCAAAAACTCAAACAGTTTATTGACCTTGCTAAAGATTATGGTGTTGCTCCTGATCCATCCTCTATTGATGATTTAGTAAAGGTTAATCAACTTTTTGAAGATATGGAGGCTCAGGTTGCAGGGCTCAAAATTGAGATTGCAGCCGGTTTGGCAAAAGTTGATCTAACTCCTTTGCAGGGCTCACTTGATAAGCTTCATGACGTCCTGACTGACCCCTTGGTTCTTCAAGGAATTTCTGATCTTGTATCGGAAGTCGCTCAACTTGCTGGATGGCTTGTAAAAGCAGCTGCAGGTGCGGGCCAACTAGCAGCCAGCACAGGAAACCGTTTTGCGGCACTTAGTGGCAAGATCGACCTAACAAATATAGACCAAGTTAATGAACGTATTGAATACCTGCAAAAAATTCTTGAAGGAAAAAAAGGTTTTTACTCTCAAAGTGAGTCTATGTTTGGTTGGATTACAGGGGTAGATGACAGCGCGAAAGCACTAAATGATGAACTGCTATCTCTTATAGAAACAAGAGATAAATTTTCTAAAGCTAGTAAATCGGTGCTGCCCCTTCAGGTAGCCACTGTGGGAACGGACAACCCATTTTCTTTACCTCCTGGTGGTACGAACGGAAAACCTGTTAAAACACCAACAAGTAAAACAGAAAATGCTTTTAACAGTAGATTGCTTGATCTACAAAAACAAGCTGCCCTTATTGAAACTACTGGTAAAAAAACAGCTGAGGTTACCGAGCTCGAAAAAATAAATTTTGATATTACCAGTGGCAATCTTAAAAAATTGTCAGAAGCTCAAAAAGAACAGCTTCGCACTGCTGCAAAAGCCCTGGATTCTAAAAAGGAAGAGCTTAGGCTTAATCAGGAAAATGCCCGGGTTGCGGAATATGTTTCCGGCTTAGAAAGGCAGAATAAGTTAGTGCAGCAAGGATTTGATAATGAAATTGTTGGCCGTTATTCTGGTGGTCGTGAGCGATCACGCATGCAGGATAATAATGATATACAGCAGGATTTTGCATATCAACAGGATGATCTTTTAAACCAGCTCCAATCTGGAGATATAGACCAAAGTCTTTACGATAAAAAGAAAGAAGCATTACAGAATTCTCTTGATGAGAGGCTTAAAATACAGGAGGAATATTACAAGAAGCAGGATGAGTTACAAAATGATGGTGCTGCTGGTTTTATATCAGGGCTAGCAACGCAAATAGAAGCATCAATGGATTTATACACCAACATGCAGCAGGTTGGTGCACAGGCATTTAGCAGCTTAACGGATATGATTATTGACTGGGCAGAAACCGGAAAGTTAAATGTTAAAGATTTTGCTTCGACATTTCTGCAATCTGTTGGTAGCACACTTCTTTCTTACGCTGCTGCCCAAGTTGCAATGGCGGGTTTGCAGGCCTTTACAGCAATGATCGGCGTGCCATTTGTTGGACCCGAAATAGCAGGACCGGCAGCAATAGCCGCAACTGCGGCTGCTGGAGTACTGGCGATAGGTGTTGGTACAGCCCTTCAGGGCCAGGCTCACGACGGTATCGACTCTGTGCCCGAAACTGGAACCTGGCTCCTGCAGAAAGGTGAACGCGTTACGACTGCTAAAACCAGCGCCAAACTTGATGCCACTCTGGATCGAGTAGCAAACCAGTCAACAGGGGGCGGCGCGATTTATTCGCCCACAATCAATATCCCCATCAATGGTAACCCTTCCGATGCAACTTTGGCGCTGGTCCGTAAAGCTGCAGATGAGGGGGCAGAAAGGGGATACCGGAAGGCGGTTAATTCAGTCGCAAGCGGTCAGGGTGATTTGCATAAGGCCTTGATGGGGAAAACTACCTCGGGGAGGAAAATTAGCTAATGGCTATCACCACAACGCTTTATTACCCCTCCGCTTACCTGCCTGGACCGCTTAAAGAGAGTTTTGGTTTAACTCCTGTATCTCCTCTGAAACGGACTCAGATGGTAACTGGCCGGGCACGACAGCGGCGTGCCTACACCTCGACACCAACCCAAACAGATCTGGCCTGGATTTTTTCTGACGCCCAGGCGCAGGCTTTTGAGGCGTGGTTTCGGGATGAGTTATCAGATGGGGCGGCGTGGTTCAACATACCGTTATTAACGCCTGTAGGGCTGAAAAATTACGTGTGTCGTTTCACGGATATTTATAAAGGCCCCACGCCAGAAGGCGGATTTTACTGGAGATATACCGCGCCAGTAGAACTCTGGGAGCGCCCATTGCCGCCGTCTGGATGGGGGCATTACCCGGAATGGATCGTCGGCAGCTCACTGCTGGATATTGCGCTGAATAAGGAGTGGCCGAAGCATGACGCAGATTAAACGCCTCTACGCCAGCAGCGGACCGGAGGTGATCATTGAAACGCTGCAGATCACCATTGGCTCTGATGTTCACTACCTTTGCCAGGGTTACGACAACATCACGGCAACGACGGAGAACGGCGATACCGTGACGTTTTCAGCCTGTGCGATAGACATTGCGCTGCCGGCGCGCAATGCGGACGGCACGCAGGATCTCAAATTTGCCTTGTGCAATATCGATGGTGTTGTGTCCACGGCGATCCGCAATGCCCTGGCTAACAGATTGCCTGCATCGCTGACGTACCGGCGTTATATCTCCACGGATTTAGCGGCCCCTGCGGAAGTGCCGTATACGCTGAAAATCAAGTCGGGCTCCTGGACGGCGACAGAGGTGCAGATCACTGCGGGCTACATGAATATCCTCGATACCGCCTGGCCGCGATACCGCTACACGCTCCCTGTATTCCCCGGACTGCGTTATATCAGCTAAGGAATCCCAATGTTTAACCCTGATAAATACCGTTCAGTCACCTGGCTGAAGGGCGGGCGCGTATACCCGCAACTCGACTGTTTCGGCATTGTGAACGAGATACGCCGCGACCTGAATTTACCCGTCTGGCCCGATTTTGCAGGGGTCACCAAAGACGACGGCGGCCTCGACCGGGAAGCGCGCAGGATGATGCTTACCCTTGAGCGCTGCGAACCCTGCGAAGGGGCCGGGGTGGCCTGTTATTCCGGGTCGACTGTCACCCACGTAGGGATCGTGGTCAGTATCGATGGTCTGCTGCATGTGGCGGAATGCAATCCGGGAACGAACGTCACCTTTCTGCCGTTGCCGCGGTTTAAGCGGCGATTTGTCAAAGTGGAGTTCTGGCAATGACCATTCGTTTTTACCCGTCCCGGCTTCCCGGTGAACCACTCGAAACGCATGAGCATGGTGTAACCAGTATTCGCAGCTGGCTGGTGGCAAATGTTGAAGGCTACGAGGATCGGGATGTCCCACCGCTGACCGTTGAGGTTGAGGGGCTGTTAATTCCGCCAGGCGAGTGGGCTAAGTGTGTGATTCGCCCTGATAGTGATGTCAGGCTTTATCCGGTGCCTTTCGGGCTTGAGGCCGCGACAATTGCCTGGATAGGAGTGGGCATTGCCGTCGCATCTGCGGCTTATTCATTGTTCATGATGAGTAACATTGATGCCGGCGGCTATACGTCATCCACAGGTCGAAGCCTCGACCTGAACCCCGCTAAAGCAAACAGCGCGAAACTGGGTGATGCGATTCGTGAAGTTTTTGGGCGCGTGCGTATTTATCCGGATTATGTCGTGCAGCCGGTTACCCGGTTTGATGCCGCCGATCCTACGAAAATGCGCGTCCAGATGCTGCTGTGTCTCGGTGTCGGTGATCTGATTTATACCAATGGCGATATCAGGGTTGGCAGTACGCCAGCTTCAACGCTACCGGGATTCAGCAGCACCCATTACCCGCCAGGCGCGGGCGTTTCCGGTGATGAGCGCAGCGAAAACTGGGTCAACTCCACCGAAGTGGGCGGGACGTCATCCGGCACCGGGCTGGATATGGCCCAGACGTCGCCGGACGCAGACGACATTATCGCAGACAGCATGACCGTATCCGGTTCGAGCGTAACGTTTACCGGGCTGGATACGGATGATGATGACGATAATGACGAGAACGATAACGCACTGCCGCCCAGCTGGGTCGCTGGCGCCGTGGTCGAACTGAAAGCCCCGGCGAACTACCAGATCACCACGGCGGCCGGATACAGCGTTATCGCAAGCCCGCTGCTGACGGAGATCGCGCCGGTAGTAGGTATGCCGGTAACGCTGGGGTTTAACTCAGTCGATTACGATCTGTTTATCGCGTCATATACCCCCGGTCAGGCTGCAGTGCCCGGCACCGGGGGGAGTGCGGCAAAACTCCAGGCCAGTGCGGCCCCGACCACCTACGATTTTTCGACCAGCTCCAGCACGTTCACAATCACCTGGCAGGGCACAACTTACACGGTGTCGCTGGTGGCTAACTACGTCTCGATGTCGGGACTGCTGGCGGCAATCACCGAGGGACTCACTGGCTCTGGCCTGGTTGCACAGGACAACGGCGGCACCATACTGATAACCGAGTCGGCCAGTCCGTTCGCGGGTGGGGCGATCACTTCCTCTGCGCTGCCTGCAGCTGCTTTCGGTGATGCCCCGGTTTACACCTCCGGCACGGCATCAACCGGCGGCAGCCCGGCAGTAACGGCAAATGTGACACTCGCCTATAACTCTGCCACGGGAACAGCCTTTTCCGGCATGCCGGAGGGGGTGCAACGGCTTTCACTTGCTCACCGCGGGAATGAGTACCGGATTGTGTCAGCTGACGGCACGACGGCGACGGTGGCGCGCCTGGTTAATGGTGCAGTTGATGAGTCATGGCCGGGATTCACCGCCCGGACGATGATCGACTATGAGGCTTCTGGCCTTAACGACACGCTGAGCTGGCTGGGGCCGTTCCTGGTTTGCCCTGAAAATGAGACCGTGGATATGTTCGAGGTGAATTTCTCTTTCCCGAACGGTATTTGCGGCTTTGACAGTAAGGGCAAAAAACGGATTCGCCACGTTGAGTGGGAGATTCAGTATCGCGTCTACGGTTCCGGTTCGGGGTGGGTGAGTCACCAGGGCGAGTATGCGCTGAAAAACGTCAACGGGTTAGGTTTCACTGAGCGGGTCACCCTCAGCTCACCAGGGCTGGTAGAGGTTCGCTGCCGTCGGCGCAATGAGCAGGGCTCAAACAACGCGCGAGACAGTATGTACTGGCAGGCGCTGCGCGGGCGACTCCTGACGCGCCCTTCATCCTATCCCGGCGTGTCGCTGATGGCGGTGACCGTTGAGACGGGCGGGAAGCTGGCGGCGCAGTCAGACCGTCGCGTAAACGTTGTGGCCACGCGGGCCTACGACTCAGGAACGGCCAGAACCATTTCGGGGGCGTTGCTGCATGTCGGGAACTCGCTGGGGCTGGAGATGGATGTAGACACCATCAACGCGCTGGAGTCCGCGTACTGGACGCCACGGGGCGAAAATTTCGATTTTGCTACCGGAGACAGTATCTCAGCACTGGAAATGCTGCAGAAGATAGCCAATGCCGGCAAGTCACGTTTTCTGCTGAGTGATGGCCTGGCGACGGTCAACCGTGAGGGGATTAAGCCCTGGACTGGCGTGATCACTCCGCATGAGATGGTGGAGGAGCTGCAGAGCGGATTTACCGTACCGTCCGACGATGATTTTGATGGTGTCGACGTGACGTACATCAACGGGACTACCTGGGCAGAGGAGAGCGTTAAATGCCGGACGCCGGACAATCCCACGCCGGTGAAAATCGAGAACTACAAACTTGATGGGGTACTGACTCAGGATCACGCCTACCAGATCGGTATGCGTCGCCTGATGAAATACCTGCAGCAGCGGGTGACGTTCCAGACCACTACCGAGCTGGACGCGCTGTGCTACAACCTGGGCGATCGCATCGTGCTCACAGATAATATTCCGGGTAACAACACGATTTCCTGTCTGGTGGAGGCGATGACAACGGCGGGTGGCGTGACAACGTTCACCGTCACGGAGCCGCTGGACTGGTCGTTTGAAAACCCCCGCGCGCTGATCCGCTATCAGGATGGCTCTGCATCCGGGCTGATGGTGGCGAGCAGGGTGGGCGATTTTCAGCTGTCAGTCCCGCACCTGAGCGAGTTTGATGACCCGATGAAGGTTGACCTGTCGTCGGCAACCATCGAGCCGATCCGCCTGGTGTTCTGCGGCTCAACGCGCCACGTCTACGACGCCATTGTAGAGGATATCGCGCCGCAGTCTGACGGAACCTGCCAGGTCACCGCAAAAGAATACCTCGAATCGTTCTATGCCTACGACGACGCCACATACCCCGGCGACGTCGCGTAATACCCCATAACAACCCCTAATTAACTCTTTTCGCTCAAACCCTCGTTTGAGCGAACGCCTTTTTTGGAGCAAAAAACATGGCCGAACTTAACCCGCCTTTGGGAACGACGACGCCTGAAATATTCCTGGATAACGTCAAGCGCGCTGACGAACTGGTGAACGGTCCGGCCGGAACGATTAACGATCGCGGCGGTGAACCACTCGATACCTGGCGCCAGATGATGGCGAAAAACGATGAGATCAGGCAGAACCTGATCCCTCTCAGTAAGCAATATATGACGCTGGAAGCGGCGCAGGCGGATATCGCGAATATTCCGGCAGGTTCAACAACCTATGTCCGCAGTCAGGACGGAAGCTCTCTGGCCGATGAGTATATCAACCTCGCTGGAACGCTGCAGCCAACCGGACGGCGGATGGTTCGTGACGACTACGCATACCAGGTATCGCCAGACAGCGTGACCCTGGCAGCATATGATCCGGAGACTTCCCGCGTGGCTCCATTTTTAAATACAAGCGGCAGATTAATTCAAATCGGTCCTGACGGAAAATATTACGAACTTTTAACCCAACAAGAATCAGAACTTTATGCGCTGGGCCGGGAGAGTTCTGTACCGCAGTTTATTGGCGGTGAACAAGTGTGGCGGATGACGGTTGATTCAACCACAAACCAGATCGTTGAAGCTTATACGGTTGGTGGGAAGCACTGGATTTACTCAGACGGTGGCCTGGTAGCTGTTAATAACGGAAATGGCGGTGGTGGTGGCGACGATGATGCCAACCAGCTCCCTGAGTATGGACTTCATTTGTCAGGGTCTACTGTGTACCCCTACTCAGAGACAGTGCCTGTATGTTTTATCTTTGTGACTGCTGGGCAATCCAACGCTCGAGGATATTGTCCTGACGCCGATCAAACCATTGTCGCAGCAACGCCGATATATCCTGATAACGCTTTCATGCTCAGCGGAGGGGTTAGGCGCACAGGGACACGCAGCACTACTCTGGTGCCGCTGGTTGAGGCTGTAAGCGGGACAGATAAAGAAACGGCCGCAAGCGGCCTCGCGAACACCTTCATTCGCGATATGGCTGCAGCTACCGGCGTCATGCCGCGCACGCTATCAATCGTCTGTGCTCAGTCTGGACAGGCTTACGAGTACCAGAAACGGGGAAACCAGGTTTATCAGTATCTGCTCGATTCAATCGAAGACTGCGTAACGGCCTGTAGAGCGCGTGGCTGGCTGCCGATTGTTCTCTGCGTTGACTGGATGCAGGGAGAGTCCGACGAGGACTGGTCAGGATTACGAGAAGGAATGTATGAATCACGGATGAGGCAGTACCAGAGACAAATCACCAGCGACATCATCGCAAGAACGGGTCAAAACGAACCGCCGATTATCGCCATTACCCAGCTGGGGTATGTCAATGATGGGCACACCGCATTTACAGGGCAATATGCGAGACTTTCTGCTACCAAATTGCATAATCATGGACAATTCAGATGCGTAAATACCCTGTACCAGTACGATTTTATTTCAGACGGTCTGCACCTGACATGCGCAGGACAGAACCGGCGCGGTGCTGCTGTAGCGAGAGCAATTATCCAGGAATGGTTTACCAGCGGCTGGTATGGGATGGTTCCGACCGGTTTCGTGTGGAACTCACCAACGCAGATACAAATCAATGTCCCAGCGTATACGAACCTGGTGCTGGACACGACTACGATCAACACCTCCGGTCTGGCCAATTACGGCTTTAGCTACACGGATGAGACTGGTGCTCCACCTGCTATATCGAGCATCGCGATTAGCTCTGACGGAAAGGGGGTATTGATTAACCTGGCGTCTGCTCCTACTGGCCGTTTTGGACGGGTTTCCTACGCAACCGTCGAAAATGCACTCCAGAGTGGGGCTACTGTGAAACCGTCTGGTAGGACCTTGGGCGCACGAGGGTGTGTAAGATCTTCTGCCGGAATCACGTGGGTATACGATACATCTGTAACCCTCTACGACTGGCTCCCCGCTTTTCGGATTAACGTTTTCTGAGGATAAAAAAATGAGACTGATTTA